TTAAACAAGCTATTAGTAAACCTGAACCACAACCAGAACCAACTCCTACCCCAGTACCTGAACCTACTCCAGCACCTGAACCATTAGTAGATACGGCAGCAATAGACGCGGCGGCTGAAGTAAAAGCCGATTCAGATGCACAGGCAGCAAAGACAAAAGCAGATGCAGATGTAGCATTAAAAGCAAAAGCAGATGCAGATGCAGCAACACAAACTCAAGCGGCAGCTAAAGCAAAAGCAGATGCAGATGCTTTAGCGTATGCTAATGGAGCTGGAAATAAAAGAGCGGTTAGTTTTGGTCAGGCTTCAGATATTAGAGAATCTGGTAGTGCTGTTGATCCAGTACCAGTACCATCACCAGTAGCGCCAGGACCAGCGCCTATAGTACCTGCAGCACCTGTATCACCTACGCCTGATCTAGGTATAGCGCCAACTACTCCGTTAACTCAACGTCGTATGAATAATAATCAGATCACACAAGGAAGAATAAATCCTAGAGCAGTTGATATAAAAGCTATAAATTCTCTTTTCAACTCTCTTCCAAAAAATAATAAAAAAAGATAAAGATATGGGATTTTTTAAAAAAATAGGTAAAGGTATAAAAAAAGCCACTAAAAGTGTTGGTAAGTTTGTTAAAACAAACATAAAGAGTGCTGGTAAAGATGTTAAGAAAGGCGTTGCTAAAGTAGTAAGTAAAAAAGCTAGAGATTTTTATAGAGCTGGAGGAGAAGAAGGTGTTAAGAGAAGAAACGATGAAGCTGCAGCAGCGGCAGCGGCTGAGGCAACTCAATTAAAAGTAACACAAGAACAAGGTCAAAAAGATATTGCAGCAGCGGCAGCAGCAGACGCAGAAGCAGCTAGAATAGCAGCGGCAAATGCGGCTGGTAATGCAGCGGCGCAAGGATTTGGTGCGGCTTCAATGGCTAGAGAAACAGGAGCAATAACAGTACCAACGGTACCAGCAACAACATTACCATTAGTATCTGCTCCAGTAATGACAGAACCAATTACTCCGTTAACTCAACGTCGTAGTAATTCTAGTCCCATTAGACAGTTATCTCCTCGTCAAATTGTACAAGGAAAAATAAACCCCAAAGCGGTTGATATGAAAGCTATAAACTCTCTATTTAACTCGCCTCCAAAAAACAATAAAAATAATATTAATAACAAAAAAAAATAAAAAATGGGATTTTTTAGAAAATTAGGTAGAGCAGCAAGCGGTGCAGCGAGAGGTATTGGTAGAGCAGGAATTGGTAAAGCGATACGTAGAGCTGGAATTGGTAGTTTAATAGGTGGACCACTAGGTGGAATGGCTAACGCGGCACTTGGAGGAACACAAGGTCGTAGAATGCTAGGAGGACTTGGTAGAAAAATAAGATCAAGTTTTCTTGATAGAAAAATGCAAAGACGTGCTGCAATGTCAGCTGCGGCACTTGCATCAACAGGTGCAGCACAAGGTCAAATGGGACCTGGTGGAATTATCATGGGTGCTAACGGTGCTCCAGTGCCATCAGTAGCAGCAGCAGCTCCAGTAGCAGCGACTCCAGTAGAAGCTCCAGTAGCAGCTCCAGTTGCGGCGGCTCCAGTAGCAGCAGCTCCAGTAGCTCCAACGGTTGATCCAGCAGCAGTTGCAATGCCAACAGATGCAAGAGCAGTACCAACTGTTAGTCCTATAACTCAAAGAAACCAAAGTCCATTTAAACAGAGATTTATTAAAACTAGTGGTTATAATAGTCCTTTGAAACAAATGATGGATCCAAACCAAATGCAAGAAACAGAAATGAATCCAAACGCTATGGGTAATCCAAATACTATTGGAAACTTATATGGAGGAAATACAACTGCAGCTACTCCTTTGATGCAAAAGAAAAAGTATCAAGGTATGAATAATATTAAACGCAATAACTCTAAGAACATGAAAAGTGGAAAAAGTCCATTTAAACAAATGAGTTATAATTCGGCAGATCCTTATATGGATCCAAATATTGGTACTAGTTATGGTGAAGATATTGCTGCTCAAAATAACGCATATCCAGGATATTAATTTAAAAAATAAAATTAACATGTACTCAAACCCGAAAGAACACAAAGTAACAGTGTACGATAAAGAAGCTAAAAGATCTGGAGTAGGAGCTAACGCTCTATGGAACGGACCTTTTAATACTGAAGGTTTTCCTAAAGGAAAAGGATTTAGCGCTGGTAAAGATGGTATTATATTAAACAATGATAAACCAAAATGTTACTCTGGTCCAATAACACAGAGAGCAGTTTCTAAAAAATAAAGTTATGTCTTTAAATATATTTAAAAGAAATACTCAATCTCCTTTTCGTTTACAGAGAAGTGAGGTGCCTCAATCAGAAGGTGGAGCATATCAAGATTCTTTCGTTAAACCGGTAGAAGGAGATGGAGGTATGGCGGATGCAATATCTGGACTTGGAACAAATCTAGCTGCTGGTATTTCTAATATTGATACTGATAAATTAGCAGAAAAACAAGCAGGTAAAAAAGCTGAAAGACTAGCAAGGAGAAAAAATAAATTGCAAGATAAAAAAGTATCACCATATTCCTCTGAAGTTAAAAAAGAGAGACTAAAGAAAAGAATTACGAGTATAGAATCTAGAAAAACTGATGCTGAAGCAAAAAATAAAAAATATAAGGATATAAACGAAGCAAAAGCTAATCCTGAAAAAGCAGCAACTAATAAACTTCTAGGTGAACCAAAAAAAGAAGAAAAGTCTACTACTACTGTCGTTACTCCTACTACTGAAGAGAAAAAAGTAGATCTTGTAAATTCAGGTACAATAACTAAATCTGACGAACAAAAGAAAAAGGATAGAGAAGAGGAAATAGCTAAGAAAAAAGGTAAAGAATAAAGATATGGCTTTTAAAATGACTAATCCTCCTTATGGAGTAGACAATACTCCTATTTATAGTACCGATATGGACGACAATATATTAGGAATGGCACAGTCAAATGGAACCATACTAGTAAACAAAAATGTTTCTGCATCGGAATTAGCTAAAAATAAAACTATAGAACATGAAAAAGTTCATATAGACCAGATGAAACGTGGAGATTTAGATTATACTGATGATGAAGTTATTTGGAAAGGTAAGAAATATCCACGTTCAAAAATGAGTGAAGGAGCAAAAAATCTACCTTGGGAAAAAGAAGCATACGCTAAACAGAATAAAAAGTAACTAATACATGTGATAATAGTATTATATAAATCTAATATTATTTAATTATGAAAAAAGTATTTTTTATCGCAACTAGTTTATTTTTTAGTTTAAGTGTTTTATCTCAAAAAAAATTAAACACAGATGACTTAATTGGCTATTGGAAACCAGATAAACAATCAACTAAATTGTTTTTTTGGAAAGATATTCATAATATTCTTCAGACACAAGAGATAAGTGAAATATCAGGAGAAGAATTAAAAGTCTTGTCTATCAAAATAAATAAAACAAATATATTAATAAAGACTATGTTTGTTAAAAATAGATGGGTGGTTGAAAGTAAATATGTTTTAATAAATAAGAAAACTCTTAAATGCACTGTTAAGGGTAATAGTAATGATGAAATAATATATAAAAAAAATAAATAAAAAAAATAAATAAAAAAACTATGAAAACTACAGTAAAACAATTAAAAACTCCAGCGAAACAATTAAAAACTCCAGCGAAAAAGAAATTATCTCCAGTTAAACAAACTAAACCAAACTTTAAAGGATCTACTGATAAAGGTGAAATGGGTGGTGGTTATTTAGGTCAACAAAATACAGACTTACTTAAAGTAGGGAAATATTATGGGAAAAAAGCTATTTCAAAAGTTAAAAATATAGCTTCTAAAACAGGTGAATATTTATCTGAATTAGCTGATGGAAAACGTGGAAATAGTAATTCTGGAACCGCTTCAAGCATGAGAGAAAAGAATATCGCGAAGAAGATTAAAAAATAGTTTTTATTACCAAATAATGCGAAATATATCAAAAACAGGATACAAAAGAAATAGTCCACACAAGAATAGAGCATATAATGTTATACCTAGTGGAAATATAACTATGAAAAATGTTGATTTTCCTGTAGATGCTATTGACAATTTAGGTAATTCAAAAAAAATGAAACCAGGTAAAGACTATCATTTTCCTGGGAGTATAGTACTAGAGTTTAAAGAAGGTACAAAAGGTAGAAGTAAAATATATAATAGAATTTTTAACAGTTAAATTAAATAAAATGGAAACAGAAGTAAAAAAGATTACAACGGAACAATTAGAGAGAATTAATATTGAACAAAAAAATCTACAAGATGTTATAAATGACATTGGAGTTTTAGAATCTCAAAAACACGCTAAACTACATCAGTTAGCTGAAGTAAATAAAAACATCGAAGATTTTAAATCTGAAATTGAATCTGAGTATGGATCTATTAATATTAATCTACAAGACGGTTCTTATACCGAAATTGAAAAAACAGAAAAAACTGAGTAATGGAATCTTCTATTAGAAAAATAAGTATAGGATCAGACTACAAGAACGAAGCAATGCATTATTCGGTTGGTCAATCTGTGTATGGAGGCCACGAAATAAGTTGTATATTGCAAGATAGTACAGATCTTTCTTATTTTATCTATATAAAAAAAGGAGATGAAGTTATGCCCTGGAAGAAGTTTAATTCTAACATGGCAATATCAGTTGAGTACGATTTAGAGTATTAATGAATAGTGTATTTAGTTTTATAGTAAAACCGGTTGGTGATAGATATAATAACAAACTAAAGATTGGTGAAAAAGAATTAGTATTAAATACTAAAATAGAAAGTTTCAAATCTGTGAATAATCTAGCGGAAGTTATATCAACTCCGTTAGCTTATTCAACTAACATTAAAGTTGGTGATCTTGTTGTTATACATCATAATGTTTTTAGACGTTTCTATGATATTAGAGGTAATCAAAAAAACAGTAGATCACATTTTATAGATGATATGTATTTTTGTGATGTAGATCAAATATATTTACATAAAAGTGATAAAGATTGGAAATCATTTGGTGACAGATGTTTCATAAAACCACTTAAAAATACAAGTCATTTAAGCAATAATAAAGAGAGAGAACTAATTGGTATATTAAAATACGGAAATAGTTCCTTAGAATCGCTTAAAATCAACGAGGGAGACTTAGTTGGTTACACTCCAAACGGAGAATTTGACTTTGTCATTGAAGGACAGAGACTATATTGTATGAAATCTAATGATATTGTAATTAAGTATGAATATAAAGGAGACGAAGCAGAATATAATCCTAGCTGGACACAAAGCAGTATTAGAACTGATTAAAGTAGCTGAAGAAGCTATTTTAAATAATGGAGATGATGATTTATCAGCTGATAAGTTAAAAAATGCCGCGGCAACTAAGAAGTTAGCTATATTTGATGCATTTGAAATACTTACTAGAATACAAGAAGAAGAAAAACTACTTGTAGATGAGGATAAAACTACAGAAGTTAAAGTATTTAAAGGTTTTGCAGAAGGGAGATCTAAATAATGTACCAACAAACTCTATATAAAATAATACCAGACTATATAAAGGAAAGTGTTATTAAGCAAAACAACCGTTTAAAAAAATGGAAATATGGATATGATAAAGACAATGATCTGGTTATTATTAGTAAGACTGGAAAGATTGGTGAGATATACGAAATCGATAATTTAAAAATAGCTTTACCATTAGTAGAAGAATCTTATTCTAGATCTAAAGTTAAAGAAGAACAATACTGGGAACAAATGGCTTTCCCAAAAGAAATAAGTAAAATAAAAAATTCTTTTGATTGGAATAAACAACCTGATAGTTTTAAAGACAGATGGTATGATTATATAGACAATGAATTCAAATATAGAGAAGAAGGATTTTTTTTTAATAATAGAGGTAAACAGACATATATAACAGGTACTCACTATATGTATCTTCAATGGAGTAAGATAGACGTTGGCGCACCAGATTTTAGAGAATCAAATAGATTGTTTTTTATATTTTGGGAAGCTTGTAAAGCTGATCAAAGATGTTATGGCATGTGTTATTTAAAGAATAGACGTTCTGGATTTTCATTTATGTCCTCAGCTGAACTTGTAAATCAAGCAACAATATCCAGTGATTCAAGATTTGGTATATTGTCAAAATCAGGAGCGGATGCAAAGAAAATGTTTACAGATAAAGTCGTACCAATTTCTGTTAATTATCCGTTTTTCTTTAAACCCATCCAAGATGGTATGGATAGACCTAAAACAGAATTAGCATATAGAATACCAGCTTCTAAACTTACTAGAAGAAAATTAGATTCTAATGAAAAACTAGAAGAGTTAGAAGGATTAGATACTACAATTGACTGGAAAAATACAGGAGACAATAGTTATGATGGTGAAAAATTAAAACTATTAGTACACGATGAAAGTGGTAAATGGGAAAGACCCGATAACATATTAAATAACTGGAGGGTTACAAAAACAACTCTTAGACTTGGTAGTAGAATAGTTGGTAAATGTATGATGGGTTCTACTTCTAATGCTCTTGATAAAGGTGGAGATAATTTCAAAAGTCTATATTATAATTCTGACGTTTTAAAAAGAAATAGAAATGGTCAGACAAGTTCTGGATTATATAGTCTATTTATTCCAATGGAATGGTCTTATGAAGGTTTTATAGATATATATGGTACACCAGTTTTTGATACACCACCATCTCCAATAAAAGGAGTAGATGGTAATACTATAGATTATGGAGTTATAGAACATTGGCAAAATGAAGTTGATGGTCTTAAGTCTGATCAAGATGGTTTAAACGAATACTATAGACAGTTTCCAAGAACAGAACAACATGCTTTTAGAGATGAAGCAAAACAATCACTTTTTAATCTAACTAAGATATATGAACAGATAGATTATAATGACGATTTAAGAAATACTAATGTTGTTACTAGAGGTAATTTTCAATGGGAAAATGGAGTTTTAGATACAAAAGTAATATTTTATCCAAATAAAGATGGTAGGTTTTATATATCGTGGGTTCCTTCTTTTAACCTACAAAACAACGTCATTATCAAGAATGGCGCAAAATACCCAGGCAATGAACATGTTGGTGCTTTTGGATGCGATCCGTACGACATATCTGGCACAGTTGATGGCAAGGGTTCAAATGGTTCATTAAGTGGATTAACAAAGTTCTCAATGGAAGATGCGCCACCTAATGCTTTTTTCTTAGAATATATAGCTAGACCACAAACTGCTGAGATATTTTTTGAAGATGTATTAATGGCTTGTGTGTTTTATGGAATGCCTATACTTGCTGAGAATAATAAACCTAGACTTTTGTTTCATTTTAAAAGAAGAGGTTATAGGGGTTTTTCAATGAATAGACCTGATAAAGTCTGGAATAATTTATCTGTAACAGAAAAAGATATAGGTGGAATACCTAATTCAAGTGAAGATATAAAACAAGCTCACGCTTCAGCTATAGAATCTTATGTAGAAGATTATGTTGGATTAAATGACACTGGGTATGGTAATATGTATTTTAATAGAACGCTTAATGACTGGGCTAGGTTTAATATAAACAATAGAACAAAACATGATGCTTCTATAAGTTCTGGTTTAGCTATAATGGCATGTAATAAAGGTAGATATAGTCCATCTGTTAAATATGTTAGACAGGTTTATGATTTAGGAATAAAAAAATACGATAATAATGGTTCTTTATCAAAAATATATTAATAAATGAATGTATATACAAACACTAATAGCGCTTTTCCAAGTCAAATAGTTAGCGATGCAGAAAAAGCTTCTGAAGAATATGGGTTACAAGTTTCTAGAGCTATAGAGCAAGAATGGTTTGGTAGGAGTAGATCCGCTAATAATAGATATGCATCTAATTGGGGTAATTTTCACCAACTAAGACTATATGCTAGAGGAGAACAATCTATACAAAAATACAAAGATGAATTAGCCACTAATGGAGACATTTCATATCTTAACTTAGATTGGAGACCAGTACCAGTTATATCTAAATTTGTAGATATAGTTGTTAATGGCATGTCACAAAAGACTTACGATATAAAAGCTTATGCTCAAGATCCAGAATCTTTAAAAGCTAGAACTTCTTATGCTGAATCTATAATGAGAGATATGTTTGCTAAAGACTTAATAAGTAAAGCAAATGAATTACTAGGTGGTGATATATCACACTCTCCTATTCCACAAGAAGATTTACCTGATACAAAAGAAGAATTAGATATTCACATGCAGTTAACCTATAAACAATCTATAGAAATAGCTGAAGAAGAAGCAATAAATAATACACTAGCTAATAATAAATGGGATTTAATAAGACGAAGACTTAATTACGATTTAACAGTATTAGGAATAGCATGTGTTAAAACAACATTTAATGTTAGTGAAGGGATAAGAATAAAATATGTAGATCCAGCTTATATAGTACATTCATATACTGAAGATCCTCATTTTGACGATTTATATTACATTGGAGAAGTAAGAGCTGTAACTATACCAGAACTTAAAAAAGAGTTTCCAGATCTAACAGATGAAGAACTTTACAAAATACAAAACTCACCAACTAACAATCAATATATAACTGGTTGGGGTAACTATGATGAGAATACTGTTCAAGTATTATACTTTGAATATAAAACATTTATGAATCAGGTATTCAAGATAAAGAAGACTGAGAATGGAATGGAAAAAGCTATAGAAAAAACAGATGAATTTAATCCACCAGAGAACGATAATTTTGAAAGAGTTTCTAGAACAATAGAAGTTTTATATACTGGAGCAAAAATACTTGGTACAAATCAAATGTTAGATTGGAGTTTGTCTGAAAATATGACAAGACCATACGCTGACACTACTAAAGTAGAAATGAATTATGCTGTCTGTGCTCCACGTATGTACAAAGGCAAGATAGATTCTACCGTTAACAAGATAACTGGGTTTGCTGATATGATTCAACTAACTCATTTAAAAATACAACAAGTATTGTCTAAAATGATACCTGATGGTGTTTTTGTTGATGTAGATGGGTTTGCTGATGTAGATTTAGGTAATGGTACCAACTATAATCCAGCAGAAGCTTTAAACATGTATTTCCAAACTGGTAGTATAGTAGGTAGATCATTAACTCAAGAAGGTACCATGAACAGTGGAAAAATACCTATACAAGAACTTACTACTTCAGGTGGTCAAGCTAAGTTAGCATCGTTAATTCAAACGTATCAGTACTATCTACAAATGATAAGAGACGTAACTGGACTTAATGAAGCTAGAGACGGAAGTATGCCAGATAGAGAGACATTAGTAGGATTACAGAAGATGGCCGCTAATGCATCAAATACTGCTACTAAACACATTATGCAAGCTAGTTTGTTTTTGACTCTTAAAACATGCGAGAACATCTCATTAAGAATAGCTGATGCTCTAGATTTTCCTTTAACAGCAAGCGTATTAGAACAAAGTATAACAACTTATAATGCTTCTACACTTAGAGATATAAAACATCTTAATCTTCATGACTTTGGTATATACTTAGAACTTGAACCAGACGAAGAAGAAAAAGCAATGTTAGAACAAAACATTCAAGCTGCACTGCAAAATCAAAGTTTAGATCTTGATGATGCTATAGATATTAGACAAATAAGAAATTTAAAACTCGCTAATCAAGTTATTAAGTTTAGAAAAGCCAAAAAAGCAAAAGCAGCAGCTGAAGCAACTCAAGCAAATATAACTGCTCAAGCAGAAGCTAATCAAGAGACAGCTAGACAAGCAGCTTTAAATGAAGTACAAAAACAACAAGCTTTAACTCAAGAAACTATTAATATAGAAAGAGCTAAGTCTCAGTTTGAAATGGAAAAACTTCAAATGGAATCTCAATTAAAAGGTCAGTTGTTAGAAAGAGAATTTCAATACAACATGCAACTTACTCAAATGAAGATTGGTGCTGATGTTGAAAAAACGCAGTTATCTGAGAAGATGAAAGACGATAGATCTAAAGAACAACAACAAATAGGTGAAGATAGGAAAGATGAGAGAACTAGAATACAAGCTTCTCAACAATCAGAACTAATAAACCAAAGAAAAAATAATGCATTGCCTCAAAAGTTTGAATCAAATGGAATCGAAGATTTCGAAGATTTAGGTTTTTAAAAAAAAGTTAACTATTTAATTATATTATATTATGTCAGAAATTGTAAAACAAGAAGGAGATTTTAAAATCTCTAAAACAAAGAAACCTAGAAGTCTAGTAAAAGAAACTACAGTAACAAAAGTAGATTTAACAGAAAAACCTATAGATCAAGAAGTTACAAAAGTAACAATACAAACAACTAATCTAGATCAAGATGCCATTCAAATCAAAAGCGCAAATGAAAGCGTGTTACGCACAGAACAACCCGAAGTGGAATTGCGAGAAATGGAGCAAGGAGACCAAAGGACCTTTGAAAATGTTATTGAAGAAATCACTAAAGAAGAAATAGTTGAAATCAAGGAAGAACTTAAGGAAAGTGTTCAGGAACAAGTAAATACAAGAAAACAATTACCAGAAAATATAGAAAAACTAGTCTCATTTATGGAGGAGACTGGAGGTACTATAGATGATTACACGAGGTTAAATGCTGATTATTCAAATGTTAATACAGATGTATTATTAAAAGAATATTACAAATCAACAAAACCACATTTAGATCAAGAAGAATTACAATTCTTAATCGAAGATAGTTTCTTCTTTGATGAGGATTTAGAAGAAGAGCGAGAAATACGTAGAAAAAAACTTGCTTATAAAGAAGAGGTTGCAAAAGCCAAGAGTTATTTAGATTCAATAAAGAGTAAATACTACGACGAGATCAAGTTGAGACCGGGCGTAACTCAAGAACAAAAAGAAGCTTCTGAATTTTTCAACCGATACAAGAAGACGGAAGACGAGTCTAGAATGCGACACGATCGGTTTAAAACGGACACTAAAAAATTATTCAACAGTGATTTCAAAGGTTTTGAATACAACATTGGAGAAAAAAGATTTAGATATGGTGTTCAAAATCCAGATCAAGTTGCTGATAAACAGTCTGATATTAGTAATTTTGTCGGAAAGTTTCTAGACAAAGAAGGAAATGTTACTGATACAGTAAATTATCATAAGGCTTTATACACTGCTATGAATTCTGACAAGATTGCACAACACTTTTATGAGCAAGGTAAAGCCGATGCTGTGAAAGAAGTTATCACAAATTCTAAAAATCCTAGTATAAGTCAACCTAGACAAACGTCTGGAGAGGTTTTTATAAATGGTTTAAGAGTTAAGTCTGTTAGCGGTTTCGATTCTTCAAAATTAAGAATACAAACAAAAAAATTTAACAATTAAAACAAAAAATTATGTCAGCAGTATCACCCGTATTTGGGTCAATTAAACCGTCTCAAAAGCAACAAGCTTTAGAAACAAATTATTTAAACTTTACCGACGGAAGCGGTAATGATTTTGCACAACAATACTTACCAGAAATCTACGAAGAAGAAATCGAGCGTTATGGAAACAGAACACTTTCTGGTTTCTTACGTATGGTAGGTGCTGAAATGCCTATGTCTTCTGATCAAGTTATCTGGTCAGAACAAAACAGATTACACATTTCTTATAACGCTGTTACTTGTGCTACTTCTAGTACTTTAACATTCGTTACTGGTGGTGTTGGTAAATTGTTCGTACAAAACGTTATCTCTATTGGTCAAACTTTAGTAGTTATTAATCCAGTAAATGGTAAAGAACTTAAAGTATATGTTACTAACTCTGTTACTAATGGAGCAGGAACTTTAGCTACTATCACTGTTAAACCTTATACTCAATTAGATTTAACTACTGGTGCTGGTAATGCAGTTGATTTTACTGGAGCTACAAATCTTAAAATCTTCGTT